CAGCCCCAAACAAACGAGCGGCTACTGGCGATACATTGATCCCACTGACTTTTGGGAATGGTTGCAGGATAAAGAATGGACAGATGAGAATGAACCCCTTTACCAGTTTCAAAAATCCGAAAAGCCCGTCCGAAAAATGAAGCAAAGTTCGTATGAGGGAAGTCGATCACTGACGATTGTATTCAATGATGAAGTTGGTCGTAGGAACTGGGTGGAAGACAACCTTGGTATATCCATTCAGCACGAGGATCAGAACGTCATTCTTATACACAACATTATGACGGCTCAGGTGAAGTCGGTCATTTCTTGACCTGTACTTTTTCCTGAAAGCACTTATACTATTTACTCACTACTATTTCACTACAACAAGGAGGGCTTATATGCCTACTTTACTGAATGCAGGAGCGTCACCACGGGGATGGAGTCGCTTATCTACTGTTTTACAATGTCCCCAAAAGTATGCTTACACCTATCTTCTCTCTGAGGAAGAGGGTGGAGGAAAGGGAGGGGGCAACAGTCCTGCTCTCATCAAAGGATCACTTATCCACACAGGGTTGGCTCATCACTACCGTCGGATGATGGCAGATCAGCAAGGCGAAAACCGAGAAGATTGGTACGAGCCGATGATTGCAATGCAGTTTCAAGCGATGCAAGAGGGTGAGGCTTGGGAAGAACACTTGGAAGCCTCTCAGGACTCTGTGCGAGATTATATCTCTCATTACGGCTTGGAGGAGTTTAAGATTGTAGCGGTGGAGGAAATGATCTCAACGAAGATTGGAGAATACCTTGTGACGGGTCGGGCTGACCTCATCATTCAGCAGCGATCAACAGGCAAGGTATGGATTGTCGATCATAAGACTACGAGTCGGATCAGCAGCACGCAGCAGAAGTATTATGGTATTTCAGGGCAGTTGATTGGATATGAGTATATGGGTCGTGAGTTGTTTGGTGAAGAGTTATGGGGTGGAATGCTGCTCAATCAGATCCAACACGGTAGCAAGCCCAAATACAATCGTGTGGAACTTCCGCCTGCTCCCAATATGTTGGCTCGCTTTCCTCAGATTGTGAGAGACGCTGAGGAACGGATCGCTCAACTGGAACACAGGGATGTACATAACTATCCGATGGCGATGAACGAACTCACCTGTTACCACCGATATGGAGCCTGTCAGTTTGTAGATAAGTGTCGGTGGGGCAAGAGTTTCAAAGTATGAAATCTTTTTTCACTTTTTGTTGCAATGACACTTGACATACTTTTTCAGATAGAATATGCTTTTCCTTGTGGGGGCGAGAAGCATTCAAAATCAAGTCCCCCGTTACTACTTCAAAAAACAATAAGAGGAAAATCCTTATGACTATCCAATCACCAATGGTATTGACCTATGGGGCTTCGGGCAGCGGCAAGACAACAGACTGTGGGTATTCGTTCCCAAATGCTCTGTTCTTGGCAGTTCCGAACTCTTTGCAGTCAATCAAAAGTGTTTGTGGTTATGAGCCTGCTTGTGTCGATATAGCGACCATTCAAGAGGCGACAGGGATCATCGGTGAAGCCAAAGCCAAAGGTTTTGATAGCATTGTCGTCGATGATTTCTCGTTTCTCGCTGAAAAGACATTCGCAAGCCTAGACCGCATTAAAGATACACGGCTCCGATGGGGCAAACTACGTGACGTAACCCTAGAGTTTCGCAATGCAGCGAGATATGCAGGAGTTTCAGTAATCATCAACTGTTGGGAAAAGGCTCCCAGTACAAAGAGCGATGGTACATTCGTTCGTGGTGGAGCCTCTCTCAGCGGCAAGTTGCCTGAGCAGTTACCTGCAATGTGTGACTTGGTTCTCCGCTGCGGTAGAGATCCCCAACGCAAGCCGTGGGGCGGTGTATATCACTGTGAGTTCAGCAGTCAGTACGTAATGAAAGATCGTTTCGGTGTTGCGTATGAAATGAACCCTTGCCCTATGAACTTGGCTGAGATCCTCCGAGCCGCAGGTGTCTCTGTAAGCCGTATGAAAGGCTTGGAATGGCAGGAAGAGGTCGTAGAGTCCTTTTCCCAAGAACTTCAAGCCTCCAACCCATCCGAATATACCACAACTGTGGAAACGCTTTTTGGACGACTTCTCTCTGAGGGGATCGATCCGAAATATGCACGATGGACTATCCGTGATGTCCTTGACAGAACGGTAATCCGTAATGCACTTCAAACCCGATCACAAAAGTTCTTTTCGTGATCACTACTACTCAACCGAGCATAACGCTCATATCCAATAAGGAACCTGCTATGCAGTCAAATAACAATAGCGGTCAGACCAACCCTAACTGGTCATTCACATTCTCAGGTATGGATCAAGTCCAAACCTCTTCTTCTAACGTCATTCCTGCTGAGGGCTACTACGAAGCGATCCTTGTATCCAATGTAGCAAGCACTGAGCGAGAGGGTACTGTAGAATTCACTTGCCGTATCGTAGGCGGAGAGTTCGATGGTTGCCAAGTCTCCAAGGGTATCAAGTTGCCGAGCCACGCAAACAATGCGTTTGTTTGGAAAGGACTTTTCGAAAGCCTTGGTTATGCTGACAACGACATCAATGCTCCTCAGTTCAACCCCAACCCTGCGGATTGGAACGGAATGCCTTGCACTATCTACTGGCGAGCAGGCAACAAAGAACTGTCAATCTATCGTGAGTTGCGTTTCTATAAGAAGTCTGTTTGGGCAAGCAAGAAGTCTCGTTTCGAAGCACAGAAGTCCTCAACTGGATCTACGGCTTCTGCGGCTCCTGTTTCCAAGCCAAGCATTCCATCTGCTCCCCAAGCCAATGCGGTTCCGAATGCAGGTAATGGTCTTCAAGGTTCGATGTCAGGTGCGTCTCTTATGAACCGCCTCCGCAACAACTAATCCCCTTACATTACCTCGGAGGTTTCGCTTCCCTCCACCCCACCTTAAACACTCAGAAGCGGTGACTGGCAGGAAAGACTGCCATTTTTCAATTTGACCTATGGAGTATCCAATGAAAACAACGAAGTCAGGGCTTATTCTGCCCGATATGCCCACATTCACACCGAAAACCATCGAAGAGTATGAGCCAGTGAGTCCGCAAGAATTACATCAAAATATGATCATTCCAATCTCTCAGGCTCTAGCCCAAGGTGTTCCCCCTGAGCAGCCCACGGCAGTACCCCTAGAAGCGATGGCACGGCTCATCAAAACCATTCAGGAGATGGGAAGACTGCTCTCTAACACGGAAACCATTATCAAGCCTCTTTTGGAGGATGAAAGCATTCCTGAAGACGTTCGTAAGCAATTGAAAGGGCTTTTTGCTCCTACGATTGACGATCTCCTTTCAGACCTTGGTGAGCCGCTTGAAAACCGACCAACAGAAGAGGCAGACGGTGAATAGAAAACATCCTTTATGCCGTTGTGAGGAGTGTCCTTTGAAAGACGCTCCTTATGTTCCCTCAGAAGAGTATAGCAATGCTCTTTTTGCCGTAGTGGGTGACTACCCTCGTGACGAAGACGCACGAGAGGGTCGCCCATTCTTGGGTCAAGGGGGTAACAAAATGTCAGCGGAGTTATCAAAGCACGGCATTCGCAGACAACACGTCCATTGGACGAATGTGGTGGCTTGTAAGCCTCACGACTTCTATGATCGCATTCTTGCGAAGACTCGCAAAGAGAACCGTAAGCGAGAGAAAGAGAACAAGCAGCGGAAGAAAGATGGTGAAGAACTGCTTCCTTTGATCCCGACTCCCGAAGAGGCTTGTTCTGCTCGTTTGGAGTACGAGTTGGCTCAGTTTGACAAGTTCTTGCCTTGTGGTACGATGGCTTCCAAAGCAATCATTCATAAGTCGGCTTCTGTTATGGATCTTCGTGGTGCCCCAATGACGATTGAAAAGGGAGATAAGACCTTGAAGATTGTACCCTCGTTCCATCCTGACTTTGTAACCAAAGCATTGAGGTGGAGCAGCACTTTTGAGAACGACATCAAGAGAGCAAGCCGTTGGTTTATGGGTCAGGCTCTGAAGTGGAAGCCTCCTGAGATCTTATACAATCCAATGCCTCACGAGTTGGAACAGTTCTTGTTTCAAGATGGTGTAGAGTGTTGGGCTTACGACGTGGAGACCGATGGGATCGAATGCTTGACTGCCAATCTGAGGTGTCTTGCTATTGGTACCCCAAGAGCAGTTGTGGTTGTCTCTTATCTGTCTGTAGATGGTCACAGTACGTTCTACTCTCCTGACATCATAGATGAGATCAATGTTATACTGAAGCGGTTCTTTGAGGACGAGAGTATTCTGAAGTCAGGACACAATGCAGGATACTATGACAAGATTGTGATGAAGCAACGTCTTGGTATTGATGTGAAGCCGTGTATGGACAC